TATAAGTACCAATGCCACTTATAGCATTATACATTCTATCAAGAGTTGTAACACCATTTCCAGTTATTCCAGTAACAGAAGTACCTCGTTGAGCCACAGCCATATCGCCATTTATAATTAATGGATTTACATTAGGTCTAGCAACACCAGATGTTTTGTTTGCTGTTACTGCATCATCTGCTATGCCACCTGTTACTATTTGTGATTTACTCATGTGTTACTCCTTAGGATACTTTGTCTTGATTGTTTGTACTTTAGTCTGCCAAGCGTCTAATCCATTTTCTGTAATGTATTCTAATTGCTCGGCTATACTTCCATATTCTTTTTGTCTGTTAGCTACAGCGATTGCATTGTTTTCTAAAGTTGTTGCTTGGGAAGATAATGCGTCTAGTTGTGCGTCTGTGGGTTTAGGTTTATCTGTTGCGTTCCACTCTTTGATGTATGCACCTTGACCATCATCTTGAAGTATAACTTCTTCTAAGAAGTCTGGTATTCTATTTAAATATGCTTGTATTTTTTTATTTAGTGTACTCAATTTATACTCCTATTAATTTAAAACCTGTAAAAAATGGTTTGTAATTTGCGTCACTTAGAGTACGAGACCCACCTCCGCCATCTGAGTTATCTTGTATTACGTAAAACTCTATATAATCGCCTGCTGATAATAAAGTAGTTATACTTCCAACAATACTCATTGAAGCAGAATTAGTTGATGACATATAAGCTCTTTGAGCAGATTCTCTTAACTGTGACCCATTTTTATATAATTGTAATTGAAAGTAACCATTAGTTGTCATTGTTACTAAATAACCACCATAATTAAATAAATACTTTCCGCCTTCTCCACTAGGAACTGTAAATCTATAATTTGTAGAACTATCAAAAGCTGAATCTGTATCCCAATTTTCAGTGTCTAAAGTAACTTTTACAAATCCACCATTGCTAATACTCTGTGTACTACTTGCTGTAACACCAAAAGAAGGTGTATTATCTCCACCAACACTTGCCGAGCCACCTAAAGAAACTGCCGAGCCATTTAATGTAATACTAGAGTTAGCAAGTTTAGAGTTTGCTATGCTACCGACAAGCATATCGTTGGTCACTGTATTTGTTGCCGGTGTAATTGTACTTACAGCTTTAGCTTGATGAACAACATAAATATTGTTTGTGCCGGTAGGAGGTGCACCAGTAAACGATAGTGTTGTTCCAGAAACAGTGTATGCTGAGTTAGGGTCTTGACGTACATTTCCAACAAATACCTCAATGTCTAATGTTGAACCCGGTGCTACATCTAATGTAAAATCTGTTGTGCTATTATCACCATTAAACCTCTTACCTTGAAGAGATTGAAATTGGTTAGTAGTATCTATAGGTGTCCCTAAGTATGCCATTCTATGTTATCTCCATGATTGACACAGCAATGTCAGCCGCACCCGATGCTGTTAATTTTAACACATCAGTCGTTTCCATTACTATTGTATTTCCTACCATCACCCCTAAAACTACAGTTGTTGTAGAAGCGGCTACAGTATAAATAGTATCAACAGTTGTTACCCCTGCTTTAGTTACTGTTTTGAAAGTATTAGCCATTTATCCTCCTATTATCCTAAAGCAATTGCCAGTGCCGTTGGGTCTTCTGTTGAAAATCCTTGACCTGTCATATAAGTTGTTAATCGAGATAATGCGGCTTTTCTATTTGTGCCACCTGCACCATCATCTACTACTATTAAATCAGATGTAGTTAAATCTGCTCCTATGTCTGTAGCACCATCGATGTCTACAGCGTCTACAGAAACTTTGTTTGCTGTTGAAATCGTTGCTAGTTTAGTATCAGCGATTGCCGCACTTGCATTAATGTCTGCATTGACAATGACTCCTGTACCAATCGCCGCTGTTCCACTTGAAATTGTTATATCACCACTGATCTTTCCTTCAATATAAGTTTGAAGTCTTGATGCTGCCATTTTTCTATTTGTGCCACCAGCTCCATCATCGACAACAAATAAGTCTGCATCTGCCAATGCTGCTCCGATATCGGTAGCACCATCTATTTCTAAAGCTCCAATATCAACTTTTCCTGCTGTAGAAATTGTTGCTAGTTTTGAATCTGCTATTGCAGCGCTTGCATTAATATCATCGTTAACAATAACTCCACTTGAAATACTAAACACACCTGCGTTTGTTAGTCCTATGTCACCACTAGGTACCACAGGATTAAAGTTTGTGCCATCAGCCACCATAATAGCGGTGTCTGTATTAGTATTCATGGTGATATCATCACCAGTAACAGTTAAATCACCGGTAACTGTTAAGTTACGACCTATTGTTACATCGTTGTTAGAATCTTCAAATATTAATTTACTTGCTGGTATTGTACAAAATACGTCTTTTGTACCAGAGCTAAAGTTAACAGCGATGTCACTATTAGAACTAGATATAACAGTGGTTCTAGTTAGAGTAGAGCTATCACCGTTTAGTGTACCTAACCCTACTTCAAACTCATCTTGATCTTGGTGTGCAATACAATAATATGTTGTATTACTATTACCTACACCAGCAGCAAAAGTTTCAAAACCAGTTACTGCACCAGCTAAAGTGACAGGTCCTGTGCTTGTCGTAGTTGTTGTTTCTTTTACTCTGTCATTAATGACTAAAGCCATTTATTCTCCTATGCCAATCGTAATATAGCGTTACTTGCATCAGCCGTTGGAAACTGAATTGTAAAGGTTCCACTTGTAGATGTCTTATCACCACCAAAATCTAAAACAGCGACTGCTTTATTAGAGTCAGAGCTGTTGTAAATTAAAGCACCTCTTGCTGTGATTGTAGCTGATGTAAAAGATATGTCAGCAAAATCACAAATAGCCGTAGTTCCAGAAGTTGTTGGAGTTACGCTAGTTAAAGTTCCTCCACCAGAACTATATGTTCCAGAATCAGAAACTTCGTTACTTGTGCTAAAAGCAGTTGTAGTTGCATCCAAAGAAGCAGAACTTGTGTACAATGCTATTTTAAAAGTATCACCGGTTGACGCTGTAAAATCATGCGTACCTTGCAATAGCTCTTGTTTAAAGCTTGTACATACAGCTTGAGTTATAGCCATGTTTTATCCTCCTATGGGTTCTGTGATTGCAGAGGAGTACGTAACGCCCCATGCATGTATTCATCTCTTCGGTGTCTTCCTTGTTGTTCTATGACAAGTTCTTGAAGTGCCCGTTGATATGATTGTTCGTATAATTGCAGCATTTCTGCTGGTCCCTTCAAAAATTTGAAGGCTTCTGCAAGACATCCATAAAGTAATAGTGCCGGAGCATTATTACCCAACCAAGAGGTTGCATTACTACTAGACAGTCTTGTTGGTAATCTAGTAATTCCTAACTCCACGTTATACGCTACATCGGGCGTTGGTGCAACATAAATTGTATTATGATCCCACCATGCCCAGTATCTAGGGGTCCCTGTAGAAGTTCGATCTGGCCAATATTCGTTCATATAACTAATATCGCGTTGTTCTAAAAATGTCCTTGATGTTCCAGATGGTGCAAATATTTGCATGTGTCTAACGGTGCCAAGCGATGTTGGATCTGGAGACGCGCCACCCGGTAAAGATAAAAAAGCATTACTTGCTGTTAAATTTGCAGATTGATGTGATTTAAAAACATCTAAATCTACATCTCTAAATATTCTATTTTCAGCGTGCTGAATAAAATCGTTAACAATAGAGTCTGATAAAACACTACTACTAACCTCTGTGTAGTCTCTTATTTGTGTTACTAGTTCTGAATATGTTGTTGTCATTATGATACGCTCACTGATACTATACCAATAGATGACACAACTAAAGGTTGTTTTTTACTTGTTGAAGGTTGCATAGAGTCTTCGTATTCAAAAAATCCTGCACCACCGACAAAAACAGTTATAGGTTCTAATCTATCTGGTCTACCATCTTTAACACTTTGTGCATCCGATGCGTGTCTTTGTCTTTCAAGCTGTGGATGTTTAGCTTCAAACTCAGATTTATGAACCATGGAACCATTCCATTCTTTAACCATTTCTTTGTAAGGAAACTCCATACCACTACGATCAGATATTGCTTTTGAATATTTACCAGAAGCATGTGCCATTAAATGTACCCTCTCTCTGGTGTAGCAAAGAAACTAGAACGTGGTCTATCTTCTTCCGAAGCACGTTGCCACTCTTCTTCGTATAATTGTTTTAATAAAGGTGTTCTCTCTGGTGCTTTTTTTACAGAAGTATAATAAGCTAAACCAGAAGTTAAGCATGGTAAAAATCTAGTTGGAACTTCTAACTGATCATTATAATCACCCGCGTCCTGTATTTTAGTTAAACCATAATATTTAAAAGTGTGTGCACCATCTGGTGTTGGATATAGATACAATGTAGGAGTAGATGCTCCTCTTTCCAAAAAGTATTGTACCGGTGTACCTTCACTAGATTTAGTAGAAATATTTAAATATTCAGCACGGCTTATTCTATCAACTTCAATGTCTGTTGTAGTATCTGATGTTTTAAATAAAACTGCTTCAAGTATATCAACTAAATCACTATCAAGTGTGTAACTTGTTGTGCTACCCGTTAGTGTTAATGTTCTAAGCTCAACAGTCCAAAGATTAATACCTCTGTTAGCCCATTCAGCTAACATAATATTAAGTGAACGTCTTGCGCTTTTTAAATCATAACCAGATCTAGAATTAATTCCACATCTTTCAAATGCTTCTTCAATGACTTGATCCACATCTAAATTAAAAGTGTTAGTTCCGGACGTTGCCATTACCTACCTACTTTTCTCATTGCCTTGTTATGAGCCTGCTTAAAAGTTTTACCTTTTTTCATGGTTTTCTTCATAGAAGACATGTGTTTTTTTGTATGATGTTTAGAATGCTTTTTTAAAGCTTTCTTTCCAGCTTTTGATATTTGTTGTGGCATCGAAGACCTCGATATCATTTTTAATTATAGTATGCTACTACAAAGTCACAATTTGTCACATCGACAAAAGCAGCCGTTTCAAATCTTACGCCATCTCCCTCAAAACTCATTACTAGAGGTTCATTCGCTGCAGTACCCCATTTTAAATGAATTTTAATATCACCAGCCGCGGAAGTATTATCATAAATTTTTACTTCACCGTCTGCCGCACTTGATTGACATTGAATAGATTTTATTCTTATTGAACCAAGATTTGTAGCGCTTCCACCCACAAAGCCTTGCAGTCTACCATCTGATGTTAGTGCAACACTTGCTTTTACATTAGTCATATTATCTCCTAATTAATAATGTGGAGCGTTAGCTCCACATTTAATTTATTATGCTTCTTTAGCAAATGTACCTCTAACTTGAGTAACTTGCCATGCTACTACTCCATCAAGCGATGAAATAACAACATAGTCCCCTTGTTTAGAAGTTGCTTTTGTGTTGATTAAGTCTTTATCATCAGTAGAAGAACCCGCATAAGTGATTCCGTCTGAAGCGTTTGGACTAATTGTTAAAGTGTTTTGACCGTCTGGTGCTGTATTTACAAATTTAAAAGAATATCCTACAGCAATAGCTGGTAGTGTAAATACTACTCCATCAGTTCCACTTAAAAGAGTTTTTCCAGAATCTGCTGTTGTTACAGTGTAATTTGAAGATTTAGTTTCAATATTTACACCGTCTTTTCCTTCTAGTATTGGACCAGAAAAAGTTGTTGTACCCATTTTTACCTCGTAAGTAAAGTTATACCATCTCTACGAGCGTCTGCTAGGGCAGTCGGTATAACCAGTTATCCTAGTTTATAATGTGGGGGACTAAGCCCCCACAAGTTAAGAGTAATTATGCTCCCGGTGAACCAAAGATACCTCTAAAGTCAGAGAACCCGAATGAGTATCTTTCTCTAGATTTGTATCTAACGTTTCCAGTTTCAAAATCGCCTTCCATCTTAGTGGAAATTGGCGCTCTTTGGAAGTGTTTTAATCCGTTTGGTGCATCAGTTTTAATGAAAAATGCATCTGTATCAGTTAAGTAGTTATTTACTACATAACCTTGAGGAATCAT